CGCCAAGCGAGGTCGCTGGAACGCTATACGGAAGGAGCTCGGACTTTCCGGATCCCATGTTAACGTTTCAAAGCGCCATGCTGATAACTGGCTTGAGTATCAGTTCGGCTGGCTCCCCTTAATGTCTGACATTAAGGGCGGTGTTGACGCCTTTCAGGCTGGCATTCGCAAGAATAACCAGATCCTGTCTGCCGTCAGAATTCTCACATCTGATGTGAAATTTCCTAACACCGATCCCCGTTATGGGTACTCCTGGTCTACTGACACGATTAAGTCTCGTACGGCTGTAAAGCTGTACTGTCGTGTCGACAACGAGACAATTCTTATGCTCTCTTCATTTGGGTTGTTAAACCCTCTTGAAGTCGCTTGGGAATTATCTCCGTGGTCCTTTGCTGTAGATTGGGTTCTTCCTGTGGGTGACTACCTTCAGGCTCTCACAGCCCGAGCCGGGCTTGAGTTCCTTGGTGGTTACTCATCACGCTACGTCACTGGGACATGTTTGTCTCACAGCGTAACGTCCCACGGACCTGACCTCTCTCGATATAGCGGAACTCGGCAAATGCGAGCTAGCATCAAGGCGTATTGCCGTGATCACTACTCGAACTTCCCGTTTCCGAAGCCCTATATCAAGAATCCGTTCACATCCTTAACCCGCCTAACGACGATGTCAGCGTTGTTACGCCAACTCTGGAGGTAATATGCCTCAAATCGCTCCCGTTACCCTTACGGATCGGGAATCAACCCCGGTCGCTCACATCTTTACTCCTCAGGAGATCAAAGATGGTGTCGGCATCCTGGCTAACACCGTTGGTGTTCCGGTTGGGAATGAACGTCTCGGCGTGTCCATGCGTTATACCGGTTCTCGGTATAAGGCAACTGTCACCCTTCAGGTGCCAATTGTCCAAAATGAAGTCATCAATGGCGTAAGCTATCCGAAGGTTATTCGGACGGCTTATGCTGAGGTGAACCTCACTTTCGCAAACACCTCGACGCTCCAGGAGCGTAGGAACCTCGTCGGTATGCTGCAGTCTGCTCTCGCGAGCAACCAGGCTCTGATGAATCCCGTTCTTACGGAGCTTCAGTCGGTCTATTAATTTAGACCGAATCGTTCAAACCCTTTCTCTCTTAGGAGGTATTCCATGAAGAGAAATCTTCGACGCCGACAGGGTATACCCGTCCTGCTACCGAAGAGCCTGAACAAAAGGTTTATAGATGATCTTCTGTCTTCTATACCTGAGTCACCTAGGGGAACCTACCTTCGCAACATGGTGTTGTCGAAGTATAACGGAACCTCAGATGATCCAGACCTCCGTAGATCGAAAGCCATATCGAAATGGCTTGCGACCGAACGGCGGAACCTTCGTACCAACATGCGACTCCTTACGGACTCAACCACCTTCTCCTTCCGGAAAGAAGGAAAAGTCGGAAGAGTTCATTCGGATCGCATAATCGGTATAGCCAGAGCCTTTGCCGACGACATCCTCGGGACGCATAAGTGGCGTCCCGGGAGCTTCTCCGGAGGTGCTAGCACCTCGAGGACGAGACGTGAGTCGCATCCGGCAGAGAAGTTCGCAGGCAAAGCAGATATTACCGCAAGTGCGATGTCGCTGTGGGCACATGAGTGCTTTCAGTTTCCTCGCCTCGCTTCGCTCGATACACGTATCGTCGAAGGTAATATCCTGTTTACCGTTCCGAAGTCCGCTGAGATCGATCGGGTTGCTTGTAAGGAACCCGATCTCAACATGTACCTACAGAAAGCCGTGGGTGATCAGATTCGTCATCGTCTGCGAAAGGCAGGTGTTGACTTAAATGATCAGTCAATTAACCAGCGATTGGCCCGCGAGGGTTCAATCGATGGAAAGTTGGCAACGATCGACTTGTCATCTGCGAGTGACTCTGTCACGACGCAATTGGCTTGTCGAATCCTTCCTCACGACCTGTTCGACACGTTGATGAGACTGCGGTCGCCCTCAACTCTCGTTGATGGCGTTCCGCACGAGAACCAGATGTTAAGCTCCATGGGTAATGGTTTTACCTTTGAAGTTGAATCTCTCATCTTTTACGTAATCGCGCG